AGGTCGGACATATTGGCATAGAATCCGCCCTTTGCACCATCCAAAACACCTGCTAGGCGTCTTCGAATAGCGTAGAACAGCCCGGATTTCCTCGTTTTCACTAGCACCTCCCGGCTGTCAAACACGCACGCCGAGGGACCACCTCGACCTTCTCTGGTTAAAGCAAGATGGTTTACTTCTGTAATATCCTTCATTATAATGTCATAGTGTTCTCCATCATCGGGAGAAACACCGTCTTGCCAGTCGAAAACGCCTCTATATCCTGGAGAAACCTCTACGATGCCTCTCCAATAGGCGTTAAGCGCCTCATTGTCCCAAATAGACACCGTTGAATCCAGATAGACAACGTTGCCTACTTCGCGGGCCTCTACGGAATCTCCAGTAAAGCCCTGGACATAGTTCCTGAACGTGTTCCCATCGATAAGGGCCGGCGGGTGTTCAAGAGTAAGCGGCAGTTTTGCGAACTTGTCCTTGTTCTTTATGAGCACTTCTTTGGGTCTAAAAACCCCGAAGACTCGCTGATCCTTCTTCTCAGGAGGCAGTGAGAGGCCCAGACCAGAAAGTCTTTCGGGGGGATACTTATACACTCCTGAGCGTGCAATAGTCACGCGCTTGTTAAGCTTCGCCATTGGTTGTCTCCTCTGCCGTTGATTCTGTGTCCTCAGAATCACTTTCCTCTTCTTTGTCTCCGATTACATCCCCATTAGGCAGAACTATTGGATCAGGCTTCGGAGGTTTTTTATCAAGCTGGTCCATAATCGCCTGCGGAATCTTGATATCAGGTAAAAACTTTTGAGCAATGTCAACAGAAGTTCGAAGAGAAATACCCGCACCGGATAGCGAGGCAACCGCTGATGAGAAGCTTGCAAGGAGTTTCCCCTTTTCTTCGTTCGTAACTATTTCGGGAGATTCAAATGAAAGCCTTACTCTGTCGGCTTTCTGAAAATACTCATGCTCTACACCGAAGCAACTGGCTATCATTATTTTAATAATGGGTTTGAATGAAGGCATTATTTCTTCGTTAATGGCTTTAACCGTTTCAGAAGCTTTCCTAGACTTGCTTTCCACATTGTCATCAAAGCCTTTAGATTGCGTATCAAACAGATCGCTCTCAGCAAGACCGCAATTAGCACCAATGTCTTGTCTAAGTGACATAATGAGATCATCGTAATTTGTAAACGTTCTATTGATTGCTTTCAGCTCGCCAAAGCTGTTAATTGTCATAGGATTGTTCATGGACCAGCGTCTAAGCGCATCATTATTTGCAGCAACAAAGTCATCAGCTGAGTCTTTTCCATTCTGAGCAATCATGCCATCAAGCGGTATTTCATGCACAAGAAGACTCATCTGCTGAGCCATAATAGGTACAGAAGCAATAATGATTTTATAGGCCATCATGGATCGAACGTAGCCTTCATAATCGGATGTTCCCCATCCAATCTGCCGAATAAGGCCCCAATAAGGCAGTTTTGACGACCTAACCATCGCCGCCCGAGCAGTAGCTATTCTAAGTCCTCCAATAGGAACAAAAAATGTATTCGGATACACGTAGTCTCTAGCTGTGATATTGTAGTCTGGAACCATCACGCAGTTCCATCTATCGGCGTGTACAAATCGAATTATGCAGTCTTTCTCTATAATTTTCTCATCAACAAGCTTGTTTAGCGGGTATACATACGAATCCGGAGTATCCTTCTTAAACACCGGATAGACCATTTCCCCGCCGTAGATAAGCGCGTCTCGGGCTCCGATCTTAACGCATTCATCAAAGCCTATGGACTGTGCGTACTCCTTAAGAACTTCTTTATCGGCTTCAGTCATGAACGAAGCTTCAAAATGATATCCGTTTAGAAGCGCGCCTTTGGCCTTCTTGTCTACAATATATCGCCCAAGGCCTCCGGACACGTAGTATGACGTGGCCTCATTGGGCGACATGCTTACAGGAGTTACTGCCGAATTCCAAGCGCCTGGATCAACCCCCTGAACACCGGTTCCAGTTACAGGGTTATAGAACCCGTCCAAGACATTCGTGATTCGGCTTCGGGCTTCGGAAAGCGATTCAAAAGGAACTCCATCGGCAACGTATCGAGCTTTTACCTCATCGTAAAGAAGAGCCTTAATCTCCTCTCCATTTTTTGTAGAAACCACAATAGGCTTAGCTTTTGAATCGCCCACATAACTGTTCTTGTCCCTCTGAGCGATTATGTCATAAATCGCTTTGAACGAGGTGTTTTCGCAAGAATCGGCTAAAGCCTTGAATGATTTCACTATACTTCTCTCCATACACCACGCGTAAGGTATCCATGCCAAGTATGAGCAGCTGCCCATTCAGGCGGCGAGTTTGGATATCCACCCATGCCCCAAAAGATTGAAGGGGTCACGGTTATCGTTCCATCTTCGTGTTCAGTAATCTTCCACGTTGAAATTTCGTCAAACAGCGCAATGCTGTCGTACTTAGGAACAGGCGCAGCAACCCACCAATGACCGTTTTCATCTTTCCAATACTCACCGGGTTCTACTTCAGACAACCTGCAGTCGCTTTTATGCTCTGCACGACGCCCTACTGTTTCCTGTCCTGCGCTCATTACGCTGCCTTTCTAAGCTTATTATCCCGTGCAGTTTTCGTAAGCTCCCACAGATCTCTAAATGATGCATCTGCAGAAACCATTCGCCAAACAACGTATTCAAGCGCATCGCAGATATGGTCGGGACTCAGTTCCCCTCGGCCCTTTTCTGGATCGCCCTTCTCATTGTACTGACGAGTCTTAAGAGCAATGTCCAACTGTTTGCACTTCTTAGATACAAGCAGCCGGCCCATTTTGAACATCTTGTTGACAATAAACACCCGCTCTATTATTGACGGGTTAATAGTTCCTACTCGAAGCTTTATGTCATTATCAAGAATTTCTCGTGTGTACCCGTTCATAATCTCTTTAGAAGATGCGTCTGGGTACCATATGATATCATTCATCGGAAATGCGCTACGAATAATGTGCGGCGCTTCCGATATCTGATTAAACGAAAATTCCTTAACAACCTGTAGCTGATTTCCCCGTTTTATAATTGCGACGCCCTTTGAAAAGCCCGTGTTTAGATCCTGTCCAACCGAAACCAAGTGTACGGGCTCCGGGTCTGCGAGCTCCACAAAGGATGTGTTAGCGTCATAGTCGCCATAAACGCGTCCTGTCTTAAGGTTGACAAAGTAACCTTCCAAGAAGGCCAGGCGCTCGTTTTCATTATAGATAGAATACAAACGTTTGACGTATGTTCTACTGAGCATCGTATTGTCAGCAGTTCGACCACGAATCTTACAATACCCTTGCCCAATGTCTTTAAGCTGTTCAATGATTGCATACGTGCCTGCATAACCCTGAGCTGTTGTCGTGAACACTGTGAAAGGTACACGTCCGTCAGGAAGCATGACGCGAGTTCTTTCCTGAATTGCTGTAAACGCTTCCATGGCCTTGTCCATGGACAGCTCATCCAATTCGTCACAAAGAAAAACGCTGAAGTTGTACGCATAGATTAGATTGGGCTGCTCCGTAGCAATGAGTACGAATGTAATTCCGTCAACATGAATGACATTAGCGTTCTTGTCATCTGTAAACTTCTTGCCCATCTGAATCAAATAACGTTCAAATTCTGAAATCAGGGTTTTTCTCAGCAGTGTTATTGTCACACCGCCAATACCCACCACAATTCCGGTTCCGGCGTACTTCTCCATGAGCGTGAACATAAAGAACACGTCGCTAGAAGTTTTCCCACAACCGTAGCCGCCAATCAGAAAGAAATATTCTATATTAGGAAGCGCCCATGGAGCTTGACATAGTTGAGACTGATGTCTGAACAGGTTTACTTCTTTGACAGTTTCTACCATTAATCAAGTTCGGCGTCCGAGGGCTGGTCCCCTTCCCCATTTCCATGGAATACTTCGACATTGTCCTCGGTCTCAAGCGTAGCCGTTCCTTCCTTCATATTGAAGTGCATCTTGAACCGTTCTTTTCCATCCGATCCACCAGACCCTGTCCCCACGCCTGATCCGTACCGTCCCTTGTCAAACAGGGCGAGTTTCCACCTAATATCGTCGGACTTGCCTTTCATGGCGGCAATTTCCATGGTGGTGTCCAGTTTGGTAAGAAGCTTCTCTTCTTCCTGAAGGGGAATGAATCCAACCCGTCGCATGAACAGTTCGTCTGCTCGAAGAGCGTCGTTCTCTTCGGCGGTGACTTCTGCATAGAGAAAGCATCTTTCCTGAGGCATTCCAAGAGCCAGAAGCCTGAGGATCGTATCTTTCTTATTTTGCAGCGTCACCTGATTCTCCTTCTACCTGCCTACAGCATACTACGGTTAACCGGTTTACGCAAGGGTTTCGGTTGATTATTATTCATAAAATAGTGTATACTGGATATTTTAACTCCAAAACTTCGGGATTTGGAACCGTAGCACGGGCCCTGGAACCCGCGCCCCGCCTAAAGTGGCCTTTATAGCCGTAAACTATTGGCAAGGGCCATGCGACACGGGGTTTCCGGGTATGGTTACACCCGCCTACAAACCGGGCCGCTTTTTTGTAAGTTGTTGCTGTATAAGTAAATAGCGGGTCAATCTTTATGGAGAGATATTTTAGAGGGTATGGGGGAGCGTAGATCGGCATAGAATGCCCTTGATTCGGGTCACGGGTGTCTTTTAGAGGGCTACAGGTCACGGGTGTCTTTTATAGGGCTACGAGTGTCTTTTAGAGGGCTACAGGTCACGGTCCACGGGTTCCGGGTCGGCTGCGATAGGAGATCATGATATACTGTATATCGTAATAAGATAGACTGATAATTTTCTGAGGCATGAAGCAGACCCGGTCCCGCTGCCCGCTGTATTAGGCCGGAGCTATATAGTATAAATACTATATAGTTTTAGCCATATATAGGGTTTTGTACTCGTGTATTATTATGCTACACTAGTGTGTGTTACTTTAATACACTCAGTTTACACTACAGGCTACGGGTCTCTGTGTTGTTTTAACACACTGCACTGTGTAAATAATTCGTGCGTACAAAATACGATTTTTTCGCACACTTGCAAAAAGTGTGCTACATTATACGTATGCAAAGCAAAGCAAGGAAGTACGTAGTGTGCTACACCACGTACAAAGGCCCTATGCACCATTTTTGCATAGGCGCGTACAATGCTGTCGTGTATGCGCAAAAGATGGTGGCACTAGGCTACCATAACGTAAAGGCTAGGAGGACTTAATGGGTAAACTTCTTATAACCGTAAAGGTGCGGGGAACGATTGGCTTGGATGCTATGCGCATAAGCCTTGCAAAGCAGATTCCGTTTGCAGTGGCCTACGTGCAAAGCACCGCTGATGCTAACGCTATGCTTTGTTCCCTTGTCGGAAAGCTGGTGGCCATGGAGCCCGCGGTTCGGGACATCCAGTTTAGCATTCCGGAACTCGGGTATCGGTGGGAAGCCTACACGGAAAGCACTAGCCTTTAGGCGCGCAAGGGTATAGCGCTATATAGCATTAGCGCTATACACTGGCCTACCTACCGGCACCATCCGCAGGATTTAGCTTTACTACTTGCGAAAACCGTGTTACATTACAGGTATACCAAACGGCGCGCCTAGCGCACCGTACTTCCAGTTTCGGAGGCTACTTATGGACGCGAAGCTTTTTGTGGAAAGGGTTCAGGCCAAGATCGCCGCGATGGAGCAGGACAATGCCGCGGAGCTAGCCAAGGCTACCCCGGAAGAGAAATCCGCCCTCCATTCCGTGTTCAACAAAAAGGCCAAGCATCAGGTGAAGGAAGAGGAAAGGGCCGACGCTCTCGATCTCGTGCTCACCACAATCAAAGGCATCGCCAGCGACGATCAGGATCTCATGGCGGCTGTCAAGCTTCTGACAAAGGGCGTTCGGGCTCCCCGCGTCGCCACGGAAAAGGCTGCGGCCGCTCCCCGAGTTAAGAAGACCGACATGCTGGACACGCTGTTCCCGGCAATCGGCAGCACCTGCGACGAAAACACCATCTTCGCCCAGTACAAACTCGGCCGCCCCGATTTCGGCCGCGTGCTCCGGCACCAGATCAAGGACGCCAAGGACCCGGCAGAGCGCAAGTGGATCGACTTCAACCCCGAGACCGGTATCTACACCTACCTTGCGCAGGGCGCCACGCCCCCCGAAGGCTGGCCTGGTTATACCCCGAAAGCCGATGCCCCGCTCCCCGCTATCGAAAGCGGCAACACGCCCGCCACGTCCCCGGTTGAGGAAAGGCTGTTCTAACAAATCCCTGCCCACCACAATCAGCCCCGGTTAACTCCGGGGCTTTTTTATGCCCTTTTGGAATCCTCGCCCTATACAGTACCTTTAGATAGAAATCACAGTGGCAGTTAGATCGATCAGAGACTACGTGCGCTGTCTTGAATTGAGAGTTAAGGGGCCCGCGTTCCGCGTCCCGGGACACGGCTCTTTGCTTCTCGCCATTGCCCTATTGCTGCCCCGTTTTAGCAGTTTACAGCCCCTTGCCGGAACGTTTGGAAGCGATATTGCAGGATTCGGAGTACGGGGCATTTAGCTAATTGCTTATAGCAACACAAATTAGGTCCCCACCATCTTGCAAAAACCGCTAATTTTATGCATTATAGCACGGAACACGGGGCTTTAATTGTATGCAGTACAAGCAATTAGGCTTTGCAAGCCGCTAATGCCCATCCCGATTTTATCACATTTTCCTATCCTTAGGTTTTTTAGCGGTCGCTTGGATGGTATAAATGACTCCGGAATCTTAGCGGTTTTTAAGGGCTAATTGCTTATGGCATAAGCAATTACGTCGAAAACATTTTTTCACTTTTGGCGGTTTTAGCATGTGACCCGGGGCCCTAATTGCTTACCCCGTAAACAATTACACACAATTCCGGCCCCCCCTTATAGCACCGGAATTAGCAGTTTTAACTAAACCGGTTTAGGCCCTTATGCCACAAGCAATTACACCCGACCCGCGTCCCGCACCCCGAAATTCCAAACCGGCCACCCGACGAATACAACATTGTATACAAGCCCTAAAAACCGTGCTATAGCTTACTATACGTTGCGGTATACTGCGGTTTAGTGTACTTTAACGCGCCGGGCAGCATAAAACCGTGAATGACTTAACTCATGAAGGAGCTTGGAACGGTTCTTTACGGTTTAGTGCGGTTTAGCGCACGAATAGATAAAAAGAGATTTATTACGTTTGCCTATTGCTTTTGCGCACATTAGCTGTATAATACAGTATACCCTAATTCCAGGGCAGACAGGCACAGGGTACACGAAGGCAGGAATTGGGAATATTAAACCCTAGGAGGGGTAAATGAAGAAGATGCCGGTTTCCGAGGTCTGGCAGTATTTGCCGGATGATGTGCAGTTCGTTTCAATGGACGAGGATGGAACATCGTGGGGATATTTAAACCAGCCCACGCTTCGAATGGAGGTGTTTAGATGGTGCTCAACGGGTGAGGACATCCTGAACATCACAATTAAGCTTGACTACGGCACCGACGACTGGACGAAGACGCTTCGCGAGCGCCCAGTGAATATCAGTCTAGGGCAGTTCGGGGAGTTCTGGAACGATGAGCACATGGATCGATACGGGTATCTGGATAGGATTGATCGCCTCTTTGGCGAATCTATCTACTACCCTACTGGCATATGCGTCGGGTGGAGTCACTTCAAGCCAATTGACCCGGCAACTCTATCGAAACAAAGGAGAACAAGATGGACGTAAGAAAGCTCGTAGAACTCACGCCGTGGATTTTCAGTCACTTCGGGGCCCCGAGGACCGTGTTCAAAGGCTACACTGGAGAAACGGTGAAGCCGCGCCCCGAAATTCTGGTTTCGAGGGAAAAGTTCAGGCGAGGCTATGCGTCGCCCAAGCACAGAAGCAAGGTCTAAGAAGGGAGATGAAATGAACATGACGCGCATCGGTATCGCGCTGCTCAAGCAGCAGCAGGAAGACGCCCGGATGGAGAAGACGGTTCCCGAGTGAAAGGGGATGCACAACGGTCACAAAACCACGAAGAAGTTCAAGAAGTAAACGGACTGGGAGCCCCGAGATCCGTGTCTCGGGGCTCGCGATACGTTTATTGTAAGGAGGACGAAATGACTAAAGTCAGGTACGACGGTATTCGTGTACGGCTTGTGGATGCCAACGGCATAGAAAAGAATGTTGGCGATACAGGCGTGGACTTCCGAGGCGAGTATTCCGTGCTCAGTGGTGCGGAACCGCCGCTTCACGAAGGGTCAACTGGAAGAGTGTATACGACACAGGGATGCTTCTTTCCTTCGGTATACCGCTTGAAGTGGGAAGCCGCGAAGGAAGAAGTAGAGCGACTATATCTGGAAACTGTTTGGGTCCAGAATGGTCGGGAACCGGGTTCCTGGATCGAGGGCGTATGACCCAGTTGAACAGGATTAGAGGCAGACTGGACGTGAACTACGTGTTTACCTGCTTCTACTGTCACGCCACTGCAATAGGGACAACGAGGTCGTTGACTGTAGATGCGGCTAATCTAGAAACATTTTGCGATGCAATTCTTAAACATGCAAACGCATTCAGCATGCCGTATGGATGGACATCGTTTTATCGTGGAAAAGGCGATGTATTCGTTTGTCCGGAGTGCGAATCCAAAATGGGAGGCAATTGATGTCCTGTGATATAAGAGAATATGAGAGTAAGAATCTGGGCCCGGGATACGCGAACATGAGCTTGACAGCGTATGTCGGTGCAGCTTCAGAAGGGAATAGAAGGTCTATTCAATTTACGATAGGCCACGAGTATTGTGCTCTTTCATACGACGCCTGCATGGATCTGATAAAAACCATCGTCAGAAGAATGAGCGATGACGAAGGGTTTACGGCAACGGGCAACGAGCGAGAAGGTATTCT